TTGTTGACAAGATACCAATCTGTATCACTACCACCTTGTCCAGCAGATAAAAATGGCGATTGAATCAGGGTTAAGTTAATGCTCTGAACAGCAGCTGAAATGTCAGATGCTCGTGTTAATTGAGTAACTAAAGTTACAAACTTCAGTGCGTCTAATTCAAGCTCATAAGGGATCAACAAAATATTTGGCTCGTTTAGAATTGGTTTGCCAGCCAAGTTAAGTTGTGAACGCATAGCTATTCTAGCCTTGCTTACAGCATCACTTGCACTTAATGGATTAGATGATACCAAATTACCATGACTGGCATTGAACAAAGCAATACTATCAGAACCTAAAACAGCATTATTATTAATAACACCATAAACCAAAGCAGACTCAGTTAAGATAATATCTTGTGCTGCCACCGCTGGAATTCTTGAAAAAGCGCCTAAGTCATCATCAATCAAAGCTTGACGTGTAATAAACAAATCACGTGTATAAGTTTCTAATTGAATCGTTTCCTGTGATTCACGGATAGTACCGCGTTTAGTAGCCCCACCAACAGGTGTAAGACTTTCATCTAACTTGAAAAGTCCAGTAGATGGCTCATTTTGGATCCGTGGATGGATCTTAAAGTTGCTAAGCGTAGTTGCTTTTACAATTTCCATATAGGTCTTGGGTGATAAGGTATAAAGCTGTCTTAGAACCTTATCAAGAATATTAGAAAGTGTGAAAGGCAAGTCACTGGGAGTAATACCACCAAAAGCTCTTGAACCTAACATATGACTGACAACAGCACTTTTGTTTAAGTTACCCACTGACAAAGAATCAATGCCTTCAACATTAATCATGTGACCTCGAATCAGGTTATCAAAAAAACCATTTTCATGGTTGAAGAAACGCTTAGCGTTATCCGTCATCTCTTTATCAACATTGAAATCTCTTACTTGGTCCTGGCGAATTTTAAGAGAAATTGCTTCTTCCATTCCTTTGATATAATTATCACGTTCATTGTGATCGGAGGGCAAGCTGGAAACAAAGCTCTTAGCTTCTCTCTTTGCAACAATTTCAATAATTGCTTGACGCGCTTGATTAATGTCAATGTCACTTGTAAGTAAACCATTGATAAATACATCATCTAAGTTTAAACTTTTAGCATAGTCCCTGATTTCCGCATCACGGTATTTCAATTGATCAAAAGTTTCTTTCTGTTCTTTAAGTTCAACAGCATGCATGTCTTCTAATATCTTACTCTCAATTTCAAGCTTAGCTTTTACTTGAGCATTAATATCAATGCCTTTAGTACTCTCTTTTTTGTTATCTGGCATTTCTTGATGCTCCATAATAGGTGTTGTAAGTGGAATTATATGTTGCCTGGCATCTTTAATATTAGCCTCAGCATCAGCAGGAACTGCAACAAAGGAAAGCTCAAAAACTTCCCAATCAGTTGCACGTAAAGTTTTCAAACTGTCTTCATCCTCAGAAGACTTACCTTCATCTTTAAAATTTTTAACAGAATAGCCAATGGATACATCAGAAATGATGCCATCTTTTATATCTTGTCTTAAATTATCCAGCTCAGCTTTACCAGATAATTTTACATCCAACAGCAATTGTCCATCTTTGAACTCAAAACCAGTAGTCTTACCAAGTATACCGGCTACATTACCTCTTTGATGGCTGTCTAATACTGGGATACCTTTTTTCAATCTTGTTGTATTAACTGACTTCTCTTGAACATCAAGAACTTCGAGAAATTCTTCACCACGTTCAAAATCAAACCGTCTAACTGGGGCCTCAGTCGTGGCTATAACAGATAGCTTCATCAAATTATCGTTCTTACCAGTGGTCGTGATAGACTTAGTAACGATTTCACCGGTTAATCTTCGTTCTTGTACTTTTACTGAAGACATAATTAATATATTCTAAAAGTGAATTATTATGAGTATACCACATCACTAATATAAATATAGTTATTCTTCATTCAAACTTCTTGAACCAATTCTTACGTTCGTCCAAACTATTAAGACTACCACTGACCTTTATAGTAATTCCTGCTATATTATGGCTATCAGCAAGTTCATTTAATCCATTTTCTTTCCAGTACAATATAGCAATCAGCCATGCATTAGCTGAAATAGCTGCTAATTCAGGATTATTAATTAAATCTTCACCAATCAGGTCTCCATATTTCTGATAATTAGATCTCCCAGTAAGCATTATCCATCCACGACCTTTGTATTTAGCACCATCACCTATCTTAGTATTCCCTAACAGCCTACCTAACTTAGTATCTGCACCATAAAGTTTTTCAGCATATTCATCTGAAATCAACTCTGTAAACAATAAAAAACCCCATGTCTCGTAAGCCATCTGAGCTAAAAAGTGAGCTTTTCTATTTGGCGTATCAATGCCATAATATTCTAATAACTGCGAATATTCAGAAACAACAGAAGATATTTTTGGTGTCGCGCTAACTTTATTATTAATTAATACTGATATAGCAAGAATACTGGCAAGCACAGCTACAAACGTAGGGTTTAAAAATAAATATAACAAACCGTTCTTTAACGATCTAATTATCGATAGTACCCGATTTTTTATCATCATCTTCTTCAATATCCGGTTTTTTATCATCATCTTCTTCAATATCCGGTTTTTTATCATCATCGTCAACTTCAACCTGTGCCTGTTGATTGTAAATTGAAAAACTAATATTATTTTTAACAAAAAACTCATTGTCTTCTAAAATTTGTTTCTGAACTAAATCCGGATCACGACCAACCTTGCGAACGGCCTCACTCCATGAAATCAGGCCATTGTCTAACTCCTTGATTGTAACTGCATTTTCCTTTTGAGCATCTACAACACTTGGGATCATAGGAGGTATAACTGATTTAAGATTAAAGTCAGGGATCCCTTTTAATTTAATAGCTTCAATGAACCATCGCGTTATCTTTCCCAGTAGATTATTAACAAGAATTGTCTGTCTTATAGGATTTAATATGTCAAAACTCTTGTTTTCTGCCATACGAGACGTCGAGAAATTTACATTCTTGTAATCACCACTTAGTGCGTAATAAGGTATACGAAGTCCTGCAGCGATACGCTCTAAATTTATCTTAGTAAATGTATCAAAACCAGTAGATGCTGAAGGATTACTAAAGGTTACTGTTTCGCCTTCTTTGGTATGGTAAAAAGTGGCGGGTGACATTTTAGCATCAATGATACCAGAGCCATCACTGCGCTCTGTGGCACCTGGCATACGGTCCTTATCACCGCCTTGTATAACCCCTACGAAAAGGCTGGCTACCGCTTGTCTGGATAGTTCACTTGATTGTGCCTTACCTAAATCTCGTAGAGTAAGCATAATAGTAGCCAACCAACTAACACCTCTCAATTGACCTGGCCGAAAGTCTTCCTTTAGATGTACTATGTCTTCCATACGGATATCAATAGAATCTCCGTCAAAGCTGACCCCATTAGGATTATGAGTATATACTCGAATGGAAACAGGGCGATTAGCATCTGAAGTAACATTTATACCATGAATTCTGTCTGTGAAGTTATCATCGTTATCGTTTATTAAGTCCGCCTCAATCAGCTGCAACTGTAAAGGGACGGCTAACTCCTTATTGTCCACTATAAGTTTTCTTACCAAAGATTCACCATTTGTAATCATTGATAATATCGAAATCTTAACTAACTCATCAAAACTATGTTTCCCCAAAAAATCTGCATGCTTGGCAAAATCCGCCCAAAGGGCATTAATCATAGCCTCATATCGCTCTGTAGCTGTCCGTCTGGGTTCTGAGAGCAATAACTTTATTTTTTCTGAAAGTGACGCTGTATCCCTCAACCGCTTAATCATCGATTCTGTAATAGTGAAACCACGATCAACCATAAAACGTGGTTGTAAACCTTGACGTGAAATTAAACGGCTAGCTAAAATATGGATCCCCGCACTCGCAAACTCATTGTCACGTTGTAATGCACGTGCGCGAGCACGCAATTGCGATAACTTCATCGGAGGTGCAGATAAGAGTGGACCTAATGGAGAGGTGGTAAAGTCACTATACCTTGACCCTAATGATGCAGCAGCATAACTCCTATGCTCTCGCCACCTGTGATATTCTGGGTTAATTTTTAAATTTGGTTTTGTAAACCTTAAAAAATCGGGTAAAAACTTCATTACTATTAAGTCCCTGTATCTGTGTTTGCATTAATAGAAACAAAACCACTTGAGGTAATTGCATCAATCCCTAACTTCTCCCGCATCCATCCAATATGTCTGCGCATTTCTGCTAAAGAGGCAAAAGAAATTGAAACACCATCCTCCATTGTCGCGCTTGAAAGACCTTTAGCGGCACTATTCTCCAATCGGAGAATATCTGTTATCGTAAAACCATATTCAACCGCCATTAATCTGCTCCTGAATGCTTAAAGTTTATTTACCCACTATTATTCTTGATTATTCCATATTATTCATCATTATATCAGGATTTTCGATCATTTATAGCTATTCATCCCAATTATGTGCCTCTCCAAAATTATCAAAATGTTTATGTATATCCATCTGACGTCCAGTATTATCTCCAGCTTTTCGTTCATCTGACTTTGAAATCAATAACTGCTTTAAATCAAACTTTTTATGCTCATCAAATTCGTCAACACCCCATTTCCTGTAAAGCATATAAACAAGAGCTAACACATATACCGTCGTATCAAGATTCTCATTTCGTCCTGACGGTGCAGTTATCGTCCATCGATATTCTGGTTTACGAGTTCTTGGATTAGGCTTCATTATCTTAGACTCGCTGCAAAGCTCCATAAACTCAGCTGCTTCCATCTCACCATAGTGGATATAGTTTGGATTTCTGCCTTTTTTTCGCTCAATCCTTAATCTTGAATAAAAATTCTCTTTGAACAAGTCAGTATCGAGTGTATAAATAGATTTGTGACTCTTACGTTTAGGATACGTTATAGTCTTAGGGTTATTCTTAATGGCACTGCCACGTACTGCCTTTACTTTGCTGTCAGGGTAGCGCATCTCTTTTTTAATCCAGTCATAGACCGTCTGTGTGTTGTAGGCCACATCAATAGCTGTACATGCTATAGCTAATTCTCTGCCATCCTTAGTGGTGTAGTTCCTGTCAATAGCTTTAGCTAATTGGGATTGCAGATTCTGGTCTTCAAAACGACCACGGATATCAATTACGTCCACACACCACATTTCAAAACCTATCCCAATCCCGTATACAATGCCCTTCACCCAAGTCTCCTGGATATCAAAGGCACATACCAATACAATGACATCATTGTGCATAGGGTCATTTAAACTGTATTCTTCACGGCGATTATAAAGCTCCTTGTGATTCTGAGAAATCTCGTGCTCAGAATAAGGCCATCCAATGCGGCCATTAAGAAAACTCCGTTCTTCATTCGCATTTCCCCTTGCTGCTAAATAATCAGCTACAGTGTTAGCCCACGGATAAAAGGGAGATAAAAGAACTGAAACATGATAAGACGTTATATGTTTGCTGGTTGATTCATGCTCACTGGCCCAATAACCAGCTTGTAACATGCTATTGTGATGTGAATAATCAATCGCCCCTTCACAATGCTTACATTCATAGTGGGTGTCATCAGGTTTTGTCCATTTGAGTTGCTCGAAAATAAGCTCCTGGTAAACACCACAATGTATACAGGGCACAAGATATTTATTCTGGTTGCCTTGCAGATAATTAGAATAGATGTTTCCTGTTGACAATATAGGCGTAGATGTCATTAACTCTGTACTATTGAATGAATAAGTATCTGTTCGGTTTCTTGCAATCCTGATGGGGTTGCCTTCACCACCTGCATCGTCCTCATATCTATCTACCTCATCAAGATAAAGGTCACGAATAGCATCGGACGAAAGGTCTGTAGCCACACCACTTCCCGCTAAAGATAAAGAACCGCCTTTATACAGCAAAGTTATTAATGTGCTCTTATCCTTTGCGTCTTCAAATATGTTTTTAATAGCCGGAGAATGTCTTATTAAAGGTTTGATACGCTTCTTATTAAACTCTTTAACAAAAGTTTTAGTTGGAAGTACAAGAAGTTGTGGACCTGGGTTATTGTATGCCTGATAAAGCATGGCCGTTAAAATAGTCTGAGTCTTACCAACCTGGGTACTGGTCATTAATACAATTCTTCGTATATCCGGATCAACAAAGTCTGCCAGGGGTTGAACCATATAGGGCGTGCGACTTTGTATATCAAGAGGTCCACCTTCACTTGTGCTTGAAGTAGCTAAGCGCAGATACTTTTTAGCCCAGACAGGGATCGACATTATTTCTTTGGGTCTAATCAAATTAGCCATCTCGCGCGAGAAATTCAGCAAATTATTATTAATCATCACCCTCATCATCAAACGAAAACTGTTGCTTTAACAACGTCTTTACGATTTTATAACGTCTGCTGGAATCTACTGCCAAATTGAATATATCTACTCCCTGTGTATTGTCCACCCCTCTGATAGTCAAAGCTGCAATAGTTTGATCTGTTTCATTGTCAATCAGCTTGACAATATCACCATAACTTACTTTTAAAAATAACATTTTATTCCCCAATTGTTTCTTTTTCCCGCACAAAAGAATCTGAATTTTCATCATAAATAAAGCCATTGGGAGACTCCATTTCTATTCCAACAGGTTTACTTTTATAGGCATCCAAGCATATGTCTGTTAACGCATTCTTAACTATTCTAAACTCATCAATCAATAGTGCATAAGTCTCTTGCCGATTCTGACATCCAAATACTTTAGGCGATAGCCTTGAAGGAATTTCGTTTAGTGTTGCAATAAATTTCTGGGTTATATCCAATAAATAATATTTCAAGGGTTCATATTCAATCAGCTTCAATTCAAGTTGAGCGTTTTTCAAGTCCGCTGTTTTTGTTTGTGCTTTCTTGAGATTTTGATTCCAGTCTAACTCACTCAATAGTTTAGACAACTTGTCTTTTAATTTGTCAGTTTCCTTTAACTTACGCTCGCTGTAGTATTTAAATACATCAAATAAAGAATATACAACAGGTTCGTAGGCGGGGTATTTCTCTAAAATTCGCCAATTCCGTATTGTGGTCTCGCTTACATCAAACAACTTAGCAGCGAAACTGAGAGCCACCAGAACGTTTGTGTCAGCTCGTAGTATGGTATCCCTTAAATCTTGTGAAAGCTTCTTACGGGCCACTACAAGTGCGTCCAAGTACGTCTTCTGACTATATCACCAATAGTTGTGGGAGAAATATTGAAACGCCTGGCCAATTCAGCATATGATTTATTCTCTGTTCTGCACAGTCTGCGTATTTCTAGAACATCCTCAGCTTTTAATATCGATTTGCCATTATTCTCGCCTTTTTTATTTGAAGCAGGAAAGAATGTATGATTATATTTAGCACATTTTGATAAGAAATCGCATATGCTGACAAACATATGCTTGAATTTTAATTTCACAAATTTCATAATTTTTTGGTGTTATATCTGTCTCTTATACACATCTCCGAG